TGGGAGTGCCTTTTCTTTTAGTGAGACATTCAACGGCGGAGACGCAATCCCAACAGGAACGACCGTTTCTAGCGGTGTGGTTGGAACCCTACCCGCATTTGGAAGCGTCACAACCACTGCTGGCGGCGTGGCTGGTTCTTTGGCTGGTACTATAGATTCTGCTGGCACGATGTCGTTGACCGCTGGTGGTGCTGGTACTTCTGCAACAGGACAATTTGTTTCTGAAATCACTATCAGATAATGGGTATAGATAATAATGAAGAAGATCATCGGTGCCCTAAGTGTGGGTTTGTTCTATGCATTTGTCCCGTCGATTTCACGGGCAGTTCCTGTAGTACCAAATTTTACACAGGGCTCGATGACCTCCCATACCGAAACAACAAGTACGGTTACGGAGACTATAAATTCAATAGACTATAATACAGGGTATCAATACTCTGTAACTGGGAGTGGAATTACAGCATCAGGTAACTTATCCCCAGGAACGGGTGCTAATAATGTAACAATCGAAGGAGTGACTTCATCATGGACTGGCGTAAACAGCAGACCGACATTTACACAAACAACACCAGGAGCAGCGTTTCAGTTTACAGAAACCTATCAGGGTCCTGGTTTAAGCAATCAGACGATTATTCAAAGAACGACAGAAATAAAATCGGTCACAGACACTACAAGTATCTTTACGCAGTAATTTTAAGTTTTGCTTCCATCCTACCCACACAAAGAGTTCTTGCAGAGACTGTTGGTGGCGTTAGCGCCACTGCTGCTCCTGTTGCTAATTCCTCTGGTTCAGTTACCAACCAAGCAATCCAAGTCCTCCAAGGTCCTTACATCACCAACACCTACGGTGGTGGAATCCAGTGTCAAGGACCAACGCTAAATATCACTCCATTTGTAACTGGTTCTGGTTCTATGCAGAAACCATATGAACCATACTATATGGATCCTGTCTATGACATGAGAGACTTAGATGAAGATGGATCTCTAGATAATCCTGGTAATATCTTATATCGTGTTCCCACCAGAACAGGGCAGAAGGATAACTACAATTTGTCTATGGGTGTCAGTGCTACCTGGAGCATCCCACAAGACAAGAAACTACAAGACCAGTGTAAGGAAGCGGCAGCGGCAAATATCGATTTGATGAAGCAAACAACTGCTAATAAGAGATTAGATTTTGAGATCGCTAGGTTGAAAAACTGTGGCGAATTGATGAAGCAGGGTATCATGTTCCACCCACGTTCACCATACTATAAAGTGTGTGCGGATGTCGTTGTGAATAATCCTCCAGGTCATACTCACCCACATGTTCATACTATCCCTTCCGCTTCTTCTTCCTTGGAAAAACAGAGCGAAGTTCCATCACAGCGTGGTTCATCTGACGCTGCTCTGCTCGGCGCTCCCCTGAGGAAAGGACTGGAATAGGTTTCTTCCTAATCGTCGCAATCTTCTTCATAACTTTCTTAACCGTTGGTTTGACTGCTTTCAAAAGTATGTCTGCCAGCGGTTTTGCCAATAGTGCTGATGCTGTAGCAACCACGGCAATACCACCAGTTGTTACAACTGTCCCAGCAGCAGGAAGACCAGCAACAATCTGCTCTGGTAGAGGCACAGGTTCTGTAATCTGAATACACTGATTGCCAACTAACTGATAGTCAGTAACCTTCTTTCTAAACCCCTCAATGTATGTACCGACAGGTTCCTTCGCTGCTTGTGCTGGTGTAGGACAGTCCACCTTAGCAGTAGCAGGAGGAATTTTAGGTGTCGCTGGTAACTCGGGAGCAACGGGGGCTTTAGGTTGCCTTGTATCTGCCTGTGATGGTTTTGTAATGAGCATCTCCTCTGGAGAATACTCAATGGGATTAAATGATGGAACACTTCCATCACAATAAGTCCTAGCACCTCTTGGGTCATCCTGTGCCAGTTGCGGACCACCATCGGGGTGTGCTTCTACGCAACCAGGAAGATCTACAATAGGGGTGCCGATAGTTAGCGTTACTGGTGGACTGAGTAAAATCGGAGTATAATTCTGACCGACTACAGTTTGAGGAATTTCAATCTCACGAATTTGAATATCGGGAGAAGTAATATTTTGAATGTCCATTAGTCCTCAAACAATTTAACAATGCCTGTCCAAATAGAGTGAAAGAATACGTAGAGAAAGAAAGTTTCCGTCGCCTCTTTCTTTGCACGCTTCTGATAAGTGGATTGTGCCATAATTATAAAAAATTATTTTAACTATTTAACAATCATTAAACGCTCTATTTTTAATTTGAATATCATCAAGTCCTTCCACTTCTGATGGTTTGGATTCAACAATGGGTTCATGCTTCTCTTCCTCTTCCCATTGTTTTTTTATTTCTTCTGCCTGTTTATCAACAGAAGTCATCTCCATCTGAACTTTACCATCAACCCAGTGTTGCCACAACCACTCAATAAAACCTAAGGCAAGATGATTGATTGGAAACTTTTGTTTGTTTGCCCATCTCTTGCCTTTGGTGTACCAAGTGTCTTCGCCACCCCATTGATATTCAAATTCATATTTCATTTTCGATGAAATCCTTTGTCAGCAATCGTTAAATACACTACCAACTTCAGAACCAACTTCTGATCCCACCTTCTGCCCAAGAAGAAGTGCCCAACCAGATGCCAACCATCCAACATAGGGAATGCTAGAAACTGCTGGGACTACGAGACCAGCACTAATTGCGGTCCCTGCCATCGCACCTTGTGACCGTGCGCCAGCGTCCGCCCGAATGCACTCTTCGCTTTTCGCACCCAACTTTCCCTCGCCGTCAACGGCACCCCCTATGTTGCGAACGCCGTCCATTGTATACTGATCATGGCGATATTCTCTTCGGTGCTCAATTCCTCCACCACCGAATAATCCACCCCTCTTCTTATCAAGTCTTAGTTGCCTCTCAGAATTAAGAATAGCAGGATCGTTTGCCTTATACTTAATTTTATATCCATCCCTCGTTGCTTCTACTTCATAAGAAGAATAGTCACCCCTAGGAAATTGAATAATAGGATATTCTGGTCTAGATGCGTTCAGCAAATGTCCAAGTACTCCAATATGAGCGACACCAATAATGCCGCCTAAAGTATAAACAATCCATCTAAGTTTCATAGAACTATGGCAATTGAATTGGGGGAGATGATACTGCAGGTCCAGTTACTTTAGGCATCTCTGGCATAGCACTATTCAACATACCAGGAAGAGCATTTGTAATTGCTTCCGTTGCGTGCTTTGTTACTCCTACTTTGATTCCCTCAAGGATTGCATCTCTCTGCAAATATACATAAGTTCCACCACCAACGATGCCAGCAACACCCGCAAAAGACAAAACCGCTAAAACATTAATTACTTTTTGCATTATCATCTACTAAATACACCAGGGTTATTTATTCCCAAAAAATTTCTTTAGAGGATATTATGGCATTTCTACTTCCACTAGCGTCAAAAGTTATCATGTCGGCAGTCGAAAGGATTCCCGATAATGAGGAACTTGGAGAAAAACTCATTGAGGTCTGTCTCGTGATTCTTGGTAAGGCAGTTAAACTAACTAAGACTGATATGGATGATCAACTTCTTGAGGCGGTTGCGAAAGCGATTCGCGCTCGTCCAGAGTGAGTATCCAGTAAATAACATATATCACCCCTGCAAGTAGTATCGCTAAAGAAATAACGATACTCCATGTCACATCGTTGACATCTTGCAGGGGTTTTAATAATAGGTTCATCTGAGTAAAGGAACCATACCTAAGTTGTTATTTAGACCTATCTGATCTTCCGTCAGGACATCAAAACCTATAGTAATTCTGGGAGTATCAAATTCCTCATCAACCACTACACGATGCTTTCGATATCCAGGTCCGATGTAAATATCTCCTATTTGATTTCTAATCTCATATTCTTCAAACTCTGTCCTAGTCTTGTGTGGACGTATGGATATGTATCCATGATAAGGATATCCATGATCATGCCAGTCCAAGACTTCATCAATAGTATGATAATTGACCCAAGATTGTATCCACATCCTTTGATCAGTTTGAACAAAGTCAAATATTACGTTTCTAAGATCCACAAATAAATCATAAAAGGGTATAGTAGCGGAAGTAAGTCCGAAGACATTATACTTACCGTATGCCCATGTATACCCCTCAGAAAATTCTTTTTGAGATACTGATCTATCCAGTATCTCAATCATCTCATTCTGATATCTCACTATCGTATCACTACGATAAACACGACAATCATTCATCACTTTTTAAGGTTTATACTGTGGGCATTACAGGTGGTTCGCCATCCTTTTTGGGAGCAACAGTTGCAATCTGAATGGGCGCTTGTTCAATACGGATAGTTTGAGCAGGTGCTGTTTGTGCCGCAGCAGCAATAAGTTTCTCAAGATCTGCCTTGGTTATATTGCTACCGCCACCCATTTTCATTGTGCCATCACCAGACTTCTTTGCAGTCTGAACCCCAAAAGTGGCTAGAACCCCAGTGAAGACAGATGCGATGAAAGTGGGATCAAGTTTTTGCTCGGGAATACCAAGTGCGGCAGGAAGTTTAATATAAGCAAGAGTCAAAATACCACCAGACCATACGAGAATACCAAGTCTGACCATTGTACTGATTGCTTCCAACTGACCTTCATGATCAGTAGCAGCATCCCTCAATTTAGCAAATGGTCCTTTCTTCTTTTCTTCTGGTTTTTCTTGCAGAGATTCTTTATTTTCTTCCGCCATTTGTAAAAAGCAAGTCCTTGCTATTTATCAAACAGTTTAATAAAATATTCAGCGTCAATAACTGCTAATGGTTTTTTACCATTCTTTTTCATAATCACAAGTGGTTCATACTTACCACAATTTGCTTTTGCTTGCTCATATGCTTCCCACACATTGAGTTTCTCTACGTTTTTACACTCAATAGAATGAGGAAATCTTTCTCGTGCCGCACGCGCCATGATCAGGTCTTCTCCACCTGCTCCCATAGAACGAGACTCAATATCCTCAGGATGTATATCCAGTGCTTCAATAAGTTTCTGTCTCACCCATTGCTGCAACCGTCTACCCTTTGCTTTAGCAGACTGGGCACGCATAAAAAAATACCCCTATTACTAGGGGTATTTATCTAGTTGTCTTTTAGATCAAACGCCTTTAACACCAGGACCTGCTTTGTACATGGGGGAACCATCCTTTAGTTTCTTACCCTTCAGGTATCCTTGATATGCAGGTGTGTTACCTTTCATATCAGCAACGTTAACCTGCATGGGGAAAGTGAGTTCATAGATGTCCTGCATCATTTCCTCAATGTAATCAGGATTCATGTTGGCAAGGATTGTCATGCCACCTTCAAAGTCTCTAGCAAAACCCTGCTCGACTAGGTTCTCTGCAAGATCGCTAGCAATTTGATAAGCATCTTCGCCCATAGGCTTTTTCTTGCCCTTCTTAGCGGGGGGATCAAGTCTATTTGCTAGATTTCTAGCACCCTTCTCTGCATCACCCAGTTTTCTGTTGGCATAAGATACTGCTCTTTCTTTTGCTGCAGAACCCTTTGCCTTGATTTTTCTTGCAGTGTCAACGACAGACTTGACAACGCCGCTGGACTGACGATCTGCCTTGTTAACTTGGCGACGTGCTCTGTTGATTGCGCCACCAGGAGATGCAACAGATCTTAGAGCAGATGCTAGTTTCTTCTTAGCGCCTGCCTTAGCAGCACTGACTGCACCACCTGCTGCTTGCTTTGCTCTCTCAGCACCAGCACCTGCAGCATCACGTGCCCTTTGGACTCTAGCAGCAGTGCTCTTGGAAGAGTCACCAGGTTTCATTTCAACCTTGTTTGCCATACCCTTGATGGCAGCCTTTGCCATGCTACCAACTTTCTTGATAGCACCCTTTACACGCTCAACACGTGCCGCACGCTTCTCTGCACGTGCTGTTTTTTCTGCTTCAGATCTTTCAGACTTGCGCTTCTCAACTCTTGCCTTGGCAGCAAGTGCGCTGCCTTGACCGTAAGTAACCTTTGCCTCAACAAGTTCAATGGCATGAATTTCAAATGCTTCTAGCGATTCATTCAAAGAGTAACCGAAGTCTTCTAGTTCCTCGCTAACTTGAAGAACAACGTCCTCAATATCCTCATCGCTCAGAAGATCAATATACTCAAGATTGTCTTCTTGTAGTTCCTGACGTAGTTCTGCGTCATAGACAGAAGCATACGCTTCTCTAAGATTAGATAGACCTGCCATTGCCTTAACTTATAAAATCAATGTTACTATCTATATTTATACTTTAATGATTGCAACATCCATGCTTGGGCAAGAGATTTTGGTCCATACAAAAGAACCTCGACCTGTTTGTCGGTCAAGGTTGGATCTGATAATGCTCTTTTTTTCCACTCAGGAGTGTTAGAGTTTGCCACCGACACAACCGCTATTAACAACACGGGTGTATTTATCTAAGGTGCCTTCCTGTTCACACTTCAAATACCACCGCGTCATGCGGGTGACAACTTCTTCACTAATACCAAAGATAAAATCTTTGCCTGTGTCCTTACGGATTGACTTCCACATGAAACGGGCTTTCTCAACACGAAATGCATCGTCAATCCATTCATACTGTTGTTCAATTTGTTGCATAGCAATAGAAACTGCACTCGTTTGTATCATAGTTGGAATCCAGCAAATGTGTCCTTTTTGACATCTTGCTTAATACCACCGACAATGTAAGATTCTACTTCGGTTTCTTGGGGAGCAACTTGAAGACCTTTAGAAGAAATCCAATGCTCTGTCCAGGGTAGTGGGTTATTGTTTGCAGGTGCATCAAAAATTGGTTTAAGACCAATTGCTTTCATTCTACGATTGGCAATCCATTCAACATACTTAGAAAGTAGTTTATCATTTAGACCAATCATAGAACCATCCTTGAACAGATATTCTGCCCAAGATTTTTCTTCCTCAACACATGCTCTAAACATGTCGGTAATGTTTTCCTTTTCCTCCTCAGCAATCTTCTTCATGTCAGGATCATCACCTGCTGCCCACTTGTTCAGAATATTCTGAGTGATTACCAGGTGTTGGTTTTCGTCCCTGGCGATAAGAGAAATGATCTTTGCCGATCCTTCCATGAGCTTAAGTTCGCCAAAAGCGAACGAGCACGCGAAGGAGACATAGAATCTAATTCCTTCCAGGATGTTGACGTTTGCGACTGCTCTATAGAGTTTTCTTTTGAGTTCATACAGTTCTTGTTGAGCGGCAGGAACCCCTTCTAGATTATGCCTCCACATATTGCCCGAATCATAGAGATGGGCGGCATTAATAAACTCATCATATGCTTGAGTTACACTTTTTGCCCTAGAAAGGATTTTTTCATCATCAAGAATAGTATCGAATACTTCTGTTGGATCAGAGTAAACGTTCTTGATGATGTAAGTATAAGAACGGGAGTGAATCATTTCCATAAATTCCCATACCTTCATACACGCTTCCAGTTCAGGAAGAGAGCAGTAAGGTGCAAATGCCATGCTTGGACCACGACCCTGAACAGAATCAAGAAGAATCTGATACTTCAGGTTGGAAGTGTAAATATGCTTCTGTTCAGGACGCAGTGTCTGGTAATCTCCACGATCTTTTTGAAGGGAAACCTCTTCAGGTCTCCAGAAGTATCCAAGTTGTTGTGTTGTGAGTTTATCAAATACTGGATACTTGTAAGAGTCGTACCTTTGAACCCCTAGTGGTTGACCAAAAAACATTGGGGATTTCTTGTGCTCAACCTTGTTAGGATTGAATACAGTCATGCCCTCAAAAATAATATCATTCATTGAATTTGATGAACCAGTTCTAAAGTTTACAGGATTCACAGTCTTCCTCTCCTTCTTGTAAAATTTGGTCTACTAGTGCGCTAAGTTCAGACTTTTCTTCTTTTACTTCATCAGATTTATTGTCATAAGTGTTCTGATAATAAGAGGTCTTCCAACCGTACTTATATGTAGTCAAAAAGTCATTTGCCATGACCGATACGGGAACTTCATTGTCAGGATAGTTCTCTGGATTGTAAGACCAGTTGCCAGAGATTGCCTGGTCAAAGAACTTCTGCATCACAGCAGTAACTTTGATATATCCTTCATTAGAAGGCATATCCCAAAGCAGGGTGTAGTTGTTCTTCAAAGAGTTATATTGTGGAACAATCTGCTTAAGGGGCCCCTTCTTGCTCTTCTTAACGGACAGGAAGTCTCTAGGAGGTTCGATTCCGTTTGTAGCATTTGACACAACGGAACTGCTCTCCGAAGGCATCTGTGCGGACAGTGTGCTGTGTCTGAGTCCGTGTTCTCGTATAGACTTTCTAAGATCCTCCCAATCATGCTGATACTTGGCCTCCGAGATCTCATCTACGTCCTTCTTATATGTATCAATCGGAAGAATTCCATCTGCATACTTGGTTCGGTCAAAGTAACCACACTTACCCTTTTCAATGGCAAGTTGATTAGAAGACTTAAGCAGATAATATTGGAATGACTCTGCAAGAGTATGAACTGCGTCCCATGCTTCTTGAGATTCATATTTAAATCCAAGTTTAGCAAGATAGTGTGCCAGACCAATAAATCCAACACCCAAGGAACGACGATTTTTAGTTGCCAGTTCTGCAGCGATGACAGGGTAATCCTGATAATCAATCAACTCTTCAAGACCACGAACTGCCAGATCACATAGACTTTCAAATTCATCGTCAGATCTTACCTTGCCAACATTAATAGCAGATAGGATGCAAAGAGCAATCTCACCTTTACCATCAATGTGCTGAAGAGGATCTGTTGGCAGGGTGATCTCCTGGCACAGGTTGCTCATATTCACCTTGTCTTTGAACGAAGAGTGACTATTGCAGTGGTCGATGTTCATGATGTACAAACGACCAGTCTCAGCACGTTCCTTGAGAAGATCAAGGATCAGTTCTTGAGCACCAATGGTTTTTCTAGGGATCGTCTGGTCTGCTTCGTATTGTACATATAGTCCATCAAACTCAGGAGTGCCGAAAGCGTCATAAAGGCCAGGCACATCGTGAGGACTAAAGAGAGTGATGTCCCCATTAGAGATAAATCTTTCGTAGAAGATTTTAGAAATCTGGATCGAGTAATCAAGTTTTCGGACACGGTTGTCTTCAGTTCCTTTGTTATTTTTTAAGACTAGGATGTCTTCGATTTCTTGGTGCCAGATGGGGAAGTGGACAGTTGCTGATCCACCTCTAATGCCATTTTGAGTGCAGCATCTGACAGTTGCTTCAAACTTTTTGAGGAATGGGATAACACCTGTGTGTTGAACTTCTCCGCCTCTGATCTTACTGTTGATGCCACGGATCCTGCCCGCGTTGATACCGATGCCCGCCCTTTGTGCAACATATCTGCCGATAGCCATATCAGAACTAAAGATGCTATCGAGGGTGTCATCAACATCAACAAGAACACAGCTAGCATATTGTCGAAGTGGAGTTCTAACCCCCGCCATGATAGGTGTGGGAATGTTGATTTTGTGCTTGCTGATCGCGTCGTAGTATCTTTTGACATAGGACAATCTGGTTTCCTTAGGATACTCAGCAAAGATTGCAGATGCAATCAGTGCATACATGATTTGTGGGGTTTCGTATACACCACCATTGCTACGATCTTGTACAAGATACTTATCAGTTACTTGTCTTAGTCCAGCATAGGTGAAGAGTAGATCACGTTCATGGTCCACATAACCGTTGATCTTATCCCACTCTTCCTGAGTATACTTATTAGGTAGTTCAGGGTCATAGATATTTATTTTGATGCCGCTATCAAGGTGTTCTTTGATAGATGGAAATCCTTGATTCCACTCAGGACCAAAAACTTCTTTATACAAACCAAACAGCAGTAGTCGTGCCGCAACAAACTGATAGTTCGGATGATCTAGATCGATCAAATCACTAGCAGAACGAACCAAGATTTCTTGAATCTCATTTGTTCTGATGCCGTCGTAAAATTGAATACCAGACTGGATCTCAACCTGACTAGCAGAAACTCCAGCAAGACCCTCACAAGCACTTTCTACCATCTTATGAATCTTGTCCAGATTCAGACCTTCAGTTTCACCAGATCTTTTAATAACTTTCGTACCGTTGCTCATACCTTTTTCCAATCGTTGAATTTGAGTCGTGCTTGTAAACCTTGATATACACATGATTCTACCATGTCTTGCACATTATGTCCAGCAAGAAACATGTCATTGATGTCTTTTTGAGTGACATCCTTGGGCCAGATAACTACACTAAAACCCTGGTCGATAGTCTTACTGATTCGATTGAGGATTTCTCTATTGCGTGGTTCGTTATCATAGACATAAACAGGATTGCTGATGCCCCAATTGCTGATATCAAGATCAGCTCCGCACATAGCAATCGAATTGCGAAGGAACGTTGAGTCAAAAGGACCTTCTGTAATGTAGACGGGAGAGGTTTTGTCAATTGTGTCAAGTCCATAGATTTTGGGTGCATCCTCTTCAATCATCAAGGTGAGATATTTAGGTTGAACAAAAGAGTTTAATGCTCTCCCCTGAAATCCAATCAGTTTCTCCTGATACATTAAGGGAATAACAATCCTCTGTTCATCATTGCGAACATTATCATAAGTATGTTTGTATTTGTTGACAAACTTCTTAAACTCGGCGGCGTAATAAAAATCATTTGGATTGATCTTACGCTTCTTTAAATAATCGCTCGCTCTGGGGTCGCTAGATGCCCTTGGAAGGTCGATGGAAACCTTTTTCTTAAACACGGGTTTCTTGAACTCAAACTTGGGTTCTGGGACCACTGTACCCCTTCCTGTGAGTCCCGATTTAAATCGCTCAAAAACATATTGATCATATAAAGTAGGATCAAGGTCTTTCAAAAAATACCCAAATGATTTTGAAGTGCCGCAATTGTGACACTTGAAGTTATAGTCAGACTTGTTCTGATACAAATATCCCCTACACTTATTCTTATACCTCTGGGAATCTCCACAGTAAGGACAGCGAAAGTTGTAGAGACTTTGCCTTACGTTTTTAAATTTGTCAAGTCGTGACGAAACCAAACTAATGTATCGATGTTCGATTACGCTCATCACAAAAAAGTTGTTGTGTATCCAGTCTATCGCACCTGAGCGGGTCTGTCAACCTCCAAAAAAGCAGGAACAATATTGCTTATAGTTCCAACCAAAAGTCCAGCGACAACTAAAACACCACCTACTTGCCAGCGAAACTTTGAAAAACCTTTTAGTTCTTCCTGTATTTTATCGATCCTATCATGAATAACTTTATGGTCTTTCTCACTTTCTTCTTTTAACTCATCAATCATCTTAATGATTAGAGTATCAGTCTTCATGCTCTGCTCAATTCTCTCATCATGCTTGGTGAGAATCTGAGCAATTCTATTATTTCCTTCCGATATTTTTTCTACGGCGGATTCCAACTTTGACAGCATTTCGCGTGACAAGTCTTCGTAGATTGTAAGTTTTGATTCTAATACGTCTACCTTAGAATTAGTAAACATTATACCATCCAGCGTTTACGTGAACCGCATCCTAAAGAGGCATATTTCTTTCTTTTCTTTTTACGTACAGGAGGATTTCCTGGATCAGCCTCTGGACTTCCAGCAATCTTACCAGCACCAATGTTGTTGGTGGGAACTTCTTCCCAGAATTGTTGGAATGTCTTTTTCATCTTAGATAGAATTCAAAATAGTTAGGCATTTCAGGTCTTCCTTAATATCATTAAGGGTAGTTGTGCAGTTGGGGTATTCAGGAAATCTATTCAAGAAGACCAGAAATGCTTTTAAAAAAGGCCAATACTGCTTTTCAATCTTGTAAAACATTAATGGTGTAGCAGCGTCACCAAAAACATTATACAAAACAATAATATGATTAAGAATCAAGTGGTACTTTAGATCATTCTCAAGCATATACTTTTTGAATAATCTTTTGATATACTTAAATCTCCTCATGTCACTACGAAAATCCTCAATCGTGGTAGCGTTGGGATTTTCGTAGTACTTTATAGCGAAGAATAGTACATTTTTTTCATTCAGTTCATCAAATTTCATTAAAAAGAATCAGTTAGAAATTATTTATAGGAAGGATATTGAATACCGTTTGCGCCAGTTGTAATACCAGATGCTGCGACCAGTGTCTCAGACTTAACTCTTAGATTACCATGACAATCAATGTAAGTCATGATACCAACCCAACCCTGGTGAGTGATTGCCTTTGCATAAATTTCAGGTGCATAAGCAGTCGTGGAGATACCATAGACTTGCTTATCATACCCATCAACAAGACGCTTGAAGGAAATCGAATCGCTTGTCGAAATGCCTGCAGTGATGTTAGATGCCAAAGTAAGTGCAGTTGCACCGATTGCAGTAATAACAAAGTTAGTGCTGTCATTAACCAAGAGGTCACCAACAATAACGTCTGCACTGCCAGGAACTACAACAGCAACTGTATCTGTACCAATCTCAGAGTTGGTAGTTGCTGTACCAACATAGGAAAGATCAACTGCACTACTTGCAGAATCACTTCTATTGCTATAACTAAAGTCTTCTACAGTGTAACTAGGAAGTTCACTGATGAAATATTGAGCACCAGAGATACCTCCAGCATTCAAAATTCCAGTTGTCGAACCAATAGTAAGGCGTGTCGAAGATGCAATACTAACAATTACTGCATCGCCAAAATAGTTACCGCCGTTACGAGTACCAAAACGAATAACATCACCCGTTTTTGCACCACCAACTACAGTTTGACCAAACTGTGCATTATGCTCTTCACCACTGACAATCCAGTCACCACCAGTCAAGTTAAGGGTACAAATACCCGCGCTTACGATGTTATCAGAACTACCCCAAAGTGCCATCTGTTTCTAACCGATAAATTTTGTGCTTGAAATATTTATGAGTTCTAAAACTTCTTGAGAATTGATTCAGTAACTCTTTCCAGTTCTGTCTTCTTTTCTTCAATTTTCTTTTCGCTCAACCAATAGTTGAGTTCATCACTAGACATTTTAGATTCACTTGCCAGATTTCTTTCACGTCTAGCATCTCTATCGAAACGCTCATCCTCCTTCTGTCTGGTAATTGCAGAAACAATTTTTGCAGACTTCTTACGAGTTTCTTCTTTCTCTTTTTTGTCATCAGTAGAAAGAGACTTGCGTGCTAGATTACCAGCACGACGATACATTCTGTTTTCTTTGTCCTTATCAATGGATTTGAATCCCTCAAGAACACCCTCAATTTTACCAACAACTTCCTCAACAAGATCACCATCAATCTCATAAGAGTTAGCAAGTCTTACCATGCTGCCAGGAAGAATAGGACCTTTCGCTTTAGCAGCGGCATTGGGAACACCAGCATCAGCAGCCTTATTGATCTTCTGCTGTCTTCTAGCAGAACTTCCACCAGTGCTTCCTACAGTGAAACTAACTTGCTCATCAGCAAGAACTTCTTCAGTTTTAATTGTGGGCATAACTTGAATTTTATTCTTGATGCCCTTTCTGACATCCATCATTTCTTGATCTTCTTCTTTGTCAATGAAGACCTCACCTAGTTCAGCACGCCAAGAAGAATGTTCTGCGTAAGAACCTTTCTTCTTTTTCTTCATCGAACCGCAAGATTTTTCACCAAGTACTTCAGCATTCTTGTCATAGTTGTCAAAATGCTCGTGCTTTTCAGAAATTAGAATCTCAAGATCTTCAACGGGAACATTCTCATAAACGTATTCACCATCAGTGATATCGTAATGAGTTACAGTGCCATCCTCCAGCATCGTGTGCATCTCAGGGATGACATCAAATTCTCTACCTTCACAACTTACTTTCTTAGCACAATCGTGCTTTTTCTTTCCACCCATCTGGTCTTTGCCAGTTGCACCAGCGATCACATCACCTCTAGTTACCTTATCATAAGGAGGATAATTGTTGGCAAGATCGCCATCATTATCACATTTTTTCTTCTCCCCAAGATAAGGCGCTCTCAGGTCATCGTAAATAGGCGCAAAAGGATTAGACATTACTGTACAATTCTATACGATTAGCGTTAATTATATTTATACTTCAATAACGTCTCTTATCCAGGATTTAAACATTTCCCCGTCTTCTGTCACACAAATTAAGTGGTTTGCTCCGCGCCTAATAATCTCTCCGACCTGCCCATTATTATTCTCTACCCTGGCACCAATCTTCAAAATATCACCATCGACATACTGTTCACGAACTGTTCTTTCTTCTACAGGGATATAATTAATAGAAGAGAAGTTGTAGAGATCGCCGTTATACTTACTAACAAGTTCTTCGGTTTGATTTGCTCTACTTTGTCGGACAACAATATTAATATTGGTGTGTCCCATTTCATTAAATGTTTGCAGAACATCAAAAATAGTTTCTGCGTCCTTATCATCAATAATACTTTCCGCAAACTCAGGATATGCTTCCTTTAAAGATTGGATGTCTGCACTCCTGCTAGGAAATACAAAATATTGTCCGCCAACATTTTCTAATGTAGCAAACATATTCTCTGCAACTGAAGCATCGTCAAATCTATCAAATGCAACGGTCAGCGCACGACCACCTTCTGCAGGAGGATTTACAGTTGCTCCACTACCTGCTGCACGACCCGATTGCTTTTGTGCGACATCAGCGGTTGTTACTGATGGTCCGCTTCTTCTTGCATCAGTAGAATCACTGCTTGCTCTCTGATCAATTTGAGGTTCTACTGCTTGACCTTCAGGAGAACCTTGATCTGCGGACTTATTTTTTTGCCCGTCAAAAAATACCAGTTTACCTTTGATTGTTTTCGCTTTCAAAGCACCCTGTTTGTCATACCAATCCCCATGTCCATCCCCCACAAGTCCCAGTCTCTTTGCCTGCTGGGATGCGGAGGTGGTTTTTGCCTCAGTAACAAACTGACTAAAATTTTTCATGTATCAAGTTGAGCGAGAATATCGTCTTGGTGGTCCATAATGTACTTAAGACCTAGTGTCCTAAGTCTAGTGTATTTTGTCTTGTCTTCCTTATATTTATCTAGGGAAGATACGTAGAACTGTGCAAAATGCTGTATGCGCTTGGATTTTAGCATTTTACGCATATTTTTCATGCGATTTCGATACTTCGCAATAAAGAGGCCAATAATCTCTTCCATAAAAAAATCCCCTTACGGGGATATTTATTACTGTTCAACTGTAGTTTTTTTATTGAACCCAAAGGGTAGTGCTTCCATTTCTTTTTCAGCACGAATCTTATGCGCCAAGGTACAGACAGTTTCCATTACTTTAAGTGTGTCCTCAATAGTTGCCTCTACAGGCATTTGGTTGCGGATTAGATCAAAGATAGGAAAGAACTGCTCACAAGCAACTTCTGTCTCCTCAACTGTCAGTGGTTTCTTATTCATTATAGATCACCTTCTGCACGGTTTTCAGAATAGTAAATGTCAAATGCGCCACCAGGATAACGTGCTTCAAGTTTCTTGACGTTACGTGCAATCACATCATCGAAAGAAACATTGAGTGCCATGCAGGCTTGAGCAACGTACCACATAATATCACCGAGTTCAATAATAAGATGCTCACGGTTATCGTCGTTCCAAGGTTTTCCTTGGAAAACCATCTTCTTGATGATTTCAAGAAACTCGCCACCCTCAGCATTAATACCAACACCCGCAGTAAGAAGTCGCTCAATATTGGCACCCTTCTCATCAAGGGCAACAAGGCGGTCGGAAAGTGCGAGAAAATCAGTAGAGGCGTCGCTAGTAACCGCGTCAACAAACTTTTGATAGCGTTCAAATTCAATAGTCATCGAAAATTGGGGATAGTCAAGTAAAAAATTTCACGCAGTTTTTCATACTGCTGCTGAACTTCTGGGTTTGAATCAATCAGATTATATGATTCTGAAGGATTTAACATAGTTACAAAGGAAAATCTATCATCTTCAAGATATGAAGTTGGAGGAATATAAGGATTGTGAAATAGCATTCCTGAGTAAACAAAGAAACTGTTGTACTTGTGCTCAAGTACATAATCCAATTTCCACTCATCTATACTATCATACTGCTCCCAATCCGTCAACACTTTACTTTCAGTCAATCTAAGAATCTTGTTCTTATCAAAAGTATTCAAGTGATGCATTGATGGATATGGTTCTGGTTTTGTGCCATCATCGAATGACCAAAATCCAGTACCGCCGTGACACGTTTCACTTAGAAAAATATTTGCTGCAAGAAAATTATGCCCTAATCCATCCGTATGAGGCCACTTACTTCTTTCAGAAACTTTCATATCTCCGTTCATACAATTTGTATAAACGCTATGAATACCAAAAGCATCTACACCAAAGATAGAACTAAGATATTCAGAAATAAAATCGCCCATCTTCAATGGTAAGAGGGCAGATTTCCCAGGTCTTGAAAACCCAGTAGAATCAATTTTATTTTGCCAGTGTGCCTGTGCTAATAGAAACTCTTTGAAATCATCTGGTCTTGAAAGAAAATTTTCAACTACAAAAAAGGCGCGACCCTTTTCAACCCTAACTTCAATCTGAGCATCAGGATTAATTTTTGTTATTTCAGCGTAATGCTTATCTGCACTTTCTAATCTCAAAATTTAAATCCCTCAAATGTTTTCTTCTGTGGTTTATCTTGATTATGTTCATATTCTTCCTCTGCCTGACCACTATCAAGAATATCTTTTTGGGCAGACTGTTCAACATCATACAACCTCATCTTCGCTCTGTCAACCCCCACAATAAACCTTTTGTTCATGTTGAGATCGTTATAGCGATTCTTCAACTGCTTCACCATAATTTGTCCAAGCCCTTCAAGTTCATCTGTAGAAATAAGGGCAAACATAAGATCAGCAGTAGCAGGGAGACCAAAGGACTCACTAGTGTCAGTAAGGTCAACGTCACTGCTACTATAACCAGAGCGAGTGGTCTGCGTGGCAGAAACGATAGGGACGTTTGTCTCAACAGCCAACCCTCGAAGTTCCTCTGCAATCGCTTTGATATAAGAATATGAATTGACAGAAAGGTTTGACTTATAGCGGGAGGAAGCACATATATTAAGGTAATCAACGAAAATAATATCAGGTCTAAATGATTTCTTAAGTGCCAGTTCATTTAAGAGTGCCTTGAAGTGTCCAGCGTGTGCTGATGCAGTTGGATACTCTTTAATGATAAGTTTACCCTTGGTACGGTCAGCAAGTTTAGCAAGTTTTGTGTCAAAACTCTTTTTGGGTAATTCACGCACATCCTGAATATTGACATTAAGGAGGTTTGCATCAATTCTCTCTGCAATCTTTTCCTCTGCCATCTCAAGCGTGATGTAGAGTACATTACTTCCCGCCAAGAGGATGGAAGAAGCCACATGGCACATGAACAAAGACTTACCGACACCTGTACCAGCAAGAGCGACATTAAGAGTCTTATTGGATATACCACCATTTGTAATTTTGTTGAAATATTCAAGATCGAAAGGAACTTTAGTTTCAACTTTGTGGTATAACTCATATCGGTGTTGAGCATCATCAATGTAATCGTGACCAATGTGATTATCAAAAGATACCGACAGTGCTTCAGTTAGAATTGATGGAATAGAATCTCTCGATTTCTTATCATCTCCACCATCAGCAACACTGACTGCTTCCATCAGAGCAAGATAAATCGCACGATCCTTACACCACTTCTCAGTGTTATCAGTCAACCATGTGATATCGTGATCTGTTTCAACAATATTACTTATAAGTTCTTTTACTTGCTGATATTCATTGTCAGACAAGTCATTTCGATTGTCTACCTCAATTGCCAATGCGCCTTTTGCGGGCATTTTATTGTAGGAAATGATGAATTTAGAAATCTCATCAAATACAATCTTCTCTGCCCTAGTCTCAAAATATTCTGGTTTAATGAATGGGAGTACCTTGCGAGAGTACTCGTCATTAGTCGCCAGATTACTGAGAATTAATTTCGTCAGAGTTTCTTCCATAACTAAAGTTTGCATTGGCGATTTCATCAAGTGCTTGCATCACCTCAGGGGTGAAGTATTTTTCAGGTTCTTTAAGAATCTGTTTGGCATAGACTTTTTTGCCATCAAACTCGTACCGTCCTGCGACATTCTTCCAGATACCGCCCAGTTCACCGAGTTCAAGAAGACCGTAATAACGATCAAGACCACGCTCGTCGTAAAACAAACGTACTTCCACATCTTTGTTCTCCCTGCTTAGACGCGACTTAGCAGTCTTAGCTTTGATAACATTGCCGACCACTTCTGTTCCATCTTTTTCTTTCTTTTTGCTGAGATAAATGATCGTAGATGCTGCGTACTTGAGTCCGCTGCCTCCCCCCATTTCTTTAGTTGGTACATAAGATCCGATAACATCATAGGTGTGATTGGTAACAATCATTGGAATGTTTGCTTGACCCAACTTGAGAGTGAGCATACGGAACGCACCCTTGACCAACTGAGATTTGGTCATGTCACGAACTTGCTTGTCGTTTAGTGCATCGGTGATCTCTTTCTCTGTAGAAAGCATACCCAGTGAGTCTAGCACAAACATACAAGGTTTGCGATCTTCTACGGGTTTCTTAAGGTAGATGTCTACTGCCTTAAGTGCTTTACTGCGAAAATCTTCAACAGTAACAACGTTGGTAACTGCTACTCTATTTAAGTCAAGTCCACGACTTTCTAAGAGTGATCTATTGACAGCTGCTTCAGTATCAAAATAGAGACAAAAACCATCGGGATTGGAATCGAGAAAATTCTTAACAACGGCGAGACTGAAGAAAGTCTTTCCAGTAGAAGACTCTCCAGCAATAGCAGTAATCTTATTCCCAGATACACCACCAAATATGCTACCTGAAACCAGTGCATTAAAAATGTACGAACCTGTATCGACAAATGTCTCAGTCTCATCAATATCTGATGCGAGTTGGGTGTATTCATCACCAATTTCTTTTACAATTTCTTTCAGAAAGTCCATTAGGCAACCATCCCGTATTGTTCACGAAGAATTTTTTTATAAGGCAGATCCTGCTCACGCAGTTCCTTTACAAGTTTGAGTTTTTGATATAGCGCAGTATCACCTCCAAGAGACATTGCTTTCACAATAGTATTAAGTTCGTTATCATTAATAGGCAGATCCATCAGATAAAAAATGACTCCAAGGTAATTGTTTTTTTGTGTGACCACCCAATAGACTCTAGGATGATCTTTAGAGGTTCCAAAAATGATTTGTCAAACTGCAAATCATAATCAATGTAATCATTCAGTCCCAACTCTACAGGAAACTCCGAAATGAAGGAGATTACGTTCTCCCCGATGGGATTGGGTTTCTTGAGATAACAGAACTTGATCTTTTCCCCGTTCTGTATGACGGGATATTTATGGTCAATCTTTCGTTCTTTAATGTAGTGGTTATAGAGCACAGATCCTCTAGAGTGAATCGGCGTGCCTTTGGCGTAAATAGTTTCTCTTGATTTGTACTTGTCTACATTGCTAACACTACGGGGGAACGAAATTTCTTCTGGACCAAGTTTTTTAAAGTCCTTCCGCCATTGATCGATGAAGGCAATAATGTCATCCTCAGTTTGGGTGAGAATGATTTTGATACCTTCCTTAATTTTAGCACGACAAACTGCTGGTGTCGAGGACTTGACTGCCTCAATACCCATCATCTTTAGTTTGGGAGTTTTATAAGCAACACCCTCACTGTTCCAAACATTAAGGATGTATCGCTTCTTACCAGTCCAAATGCCACGGTCAGCGATATTCTCACGCTTCATGAACATCTTCTGTTCATAGGCGTTTAGGTATGATGCCAATTCTTCGTAGCAACGATCAATATATTTTTCAAGTTCCACCTTACACACCTTGTCAAGGAAACTAATGATGCTCTCATTAGTTTTCTCTCGCTTTTCGTATACACGGTCAACCAAAGGACCCATGTTAAGATAAACAGAGTCAGTGTCAACAGCAATAACATAATCATCATCAGTCTTGAGCAACTTATTTAGATACTCGTTAATTTTATTTTCAATCCAACGGATCGAAACTTGACCAGACAAAGTGATTGCTTCAGCGTTTGCCAACTTGTAGTATCTAAAATACTGATTACCAATAGCACCATAAGCAGAGTTTAGTTGAATCTTTCTCGCCATCTGCATGTTATTGCACCGAGAAATCTCTTTCTTCAGATCCTCTGACGGATTGTCTTCATACTTCTGCTTTGCCTCAAGCATCTTCTTTTTGTAGATCACACGATCACTGTAGATTTTGTCCATGAGTTCTGGCAAAAATCCACGTTTATTTTTACTGTACATTGCACCATTGGCACATACAGCAAACTCAGAATCTACCTCAAGTTCTTTCTTAAGGATTCGATCAACACTCGCGTTTGGGTATCTATTTTCCTGTAGTGTCTCTGGTGAGATATTGTACTGCATAATGAGGTGAGGATAGAGACTGTTAAGGTCAAAATTAACAACCCAATCATACTTTCCAGGAATCGGTTCCTTGACGTATGCTCCTGCGTACTTTTCATCTTTAGTAGAGGTAACCTTAGGAGGAATAACGATGTTTCTCTTTTTCAGATAGTTATAAATGATAGTATCCCACATGCGAACTTGAGAAAATACATCCCCAAAGTTCACCTTGGCATCATATGCAAGCGTGACTGCAAGTTCGATGAGTTTCATCTTGTCTTCCAGACGGTCAACAATCTCAACGTCAACGATGTTGTAATCTACAAACTTTTCCCAACCATTGCGATAAAAGTCTTTAAAGGTATCAAACTCAGAGTGATCTAGTTTTCTCTGATCAAGTTCCACAAATGCAATGTGGTCTAGGCGATAACTCTCTTGGTTGGTATAGGTGAATTTTTTGTACAGGTCAAGATAGTCAAGTGACGTTACACCACCGATGTCATAAGTAATGTGCTCACGTCCCATGATAGTGACTTTATCTTCGGTCACTAGTCCCCATGGAGATATGCGCTTCATCAACTTCTCACCCAGAACCCTCTCTAGGCGACGAACAACATAAGGAATATCGTACAGGTTGCTATTCCAACCAGTAATAACTTCGGGAGTATTCTCCTCAATCATCCACCAGTTGATGAAATCATTCAAGAGATCATACTCGTTGTTAAATTCCTTGTAGAAGTGGTTCTCTTTTTTAATCTTATATGGACCCTTACCCCATGTGATAATCTCCTTGGTGGTGTAATCCTGTAGCGTAATCAACAGAATCTCTTCTGCTGCAGAATGCACATCAGGAAATCCATACTCGGATTCTACTTCGATGTCAATTGTAACCAGTTTGATTTTGTTGATGTCAAACTTAATCTCATCTTCGGTGTAATTGTCCGAGATGTACTGGTAGATAAACTTTTCATTACCATAGATAGGAAAGTTCTCAACCTCTGCATACTGCTGCATGAAGTTTCTACAGTCCTTTACCCCACCAGGTTTGATGGGTTCAACGTAGTTACCTTCCAGAGTCTTGTAGTATGTCTCTTTTTTGGATGGTACAAAAAGAGTTGGTTGGTATTTTTCTCGCACCATGAAGTGACGACCATCGTCGTAACCACGAACAAGAAACTGATTACCAACCATTTGAACGTTGGTGTAAAACTTCATTCAGCAGTCAGTTCTTGGAATTTCTGGATCAGTTCTTTGGTCGGTTCGACAATAGTCAAGATGCTGTCAGAGTGAATTACTGCGGTTCTCTGACTAGTAAATTCAGGCCATGGTTGTAGTACGTTCCACTTGCCGTCTACGTTCTGCGTCAAGGTAAACGGATTCGTTAGTTTGCAATCAGGTTCACCAAGTTCAGAACCAATATCTTCAATACTGGCAACCAAAATGATTCCCAACTTCAACATCAAAATTTTGATCATAACAAGGATAGGTTCTTGTCCTTTAAGTGTACCACATACTGCCTGAGTTTGTCAATATACCCGCCTGCTCGCAGTCTCTTAAATACAAGGTTTTCGATACCATACTCTCCGCCCTTTTGGAGACCAGACTCACGGTAACGACCCAGTTTTTTAATTAGTTCTCTAATTACATTCTCATCGTTAGTAGTCTGCAAGACATTTTCAATACGATGGATGTAATCCTTTACTTTCTTATCTACTGCTTCAGAATCAATCTCACCCGTTGGAGTGGTTGGTTCTTGAATCCATTGATTTTTCATCACAGAATATACACCTTGATATTTCTTTCTAGGAGTACCAGGAGTTTCAATATAAGGTTCTACGGGTGTTCCGTAAATTGTAATATTATGAGTTAAAGTCCAGAGGTGTTTTTTATCTTTAAAATAATCCGAAATTATATTTTCGTCGCAATCTGGTATTTTATCAGTATCTACAACAATGTGCAGATCAAGATCTGAATTACTAGTATAGTTATATCCTGCGTTTCCGCCTACTAAAATTACGTCTACTACCGCCTCTGGACTTATCTCAGTGAAGTCAATGAAAGCATCAGCAATTCTTAGAAGTTGAAGTCTCACAATAGACTTCAATTTTTTCTCATGCCAAAATGTCCCATTTAAATCAGATTGATAAAAATGAGATACCGATTGCTCTAAGAATTTTTGAAGATTCTTCATATACTTCATACAGAAAAAGGAGAGAGTATATACTCACTCCTTCTATATTTATGCAATTTCGTATACTTTACGCATTTGATGTTCTGGTACAACTCGATTTAGTTCAATTGTAAGCATTCCATTCTCAAATGAAACTGCTCCAACAACTACATCATCAGATAGTGTCCAACTGCGATTGAAAGCACGTTTTGCTACACCACGATGCACATACTCTACTTCGCTTTCTTCTACTTTCTTGGATTCTATATGAAGTTTGTTCCATTCCGTACTAACTTCAATGTCTTCCTTACCATAACCTGCTAGAGCAATCTCTAGTCTAAACTTGGTTGCGGTTTCTTTTACTAGGTTGAATGGGGGATAATTTGTTTGAGATTCATGTGCTGTCTCAAACCTCCTAAACCATTCATCCATCCCAATACTATTTCTCTGAATGTCTCTCAGATAGCGTTTGGTTTCGGGCACACTGAGTGTGAAAACATTTGCGTCGGTAAACATAGTGACCTCTAAAGCGTCTGTTAATTTTGGACCCTTTCGGCATCCACTACTAATTATAACAGAACGCATTAAAAAGGGGGTGTGGATCCCCCTACATAATCATTCGGTTTGTGCTACTTTCTTCTTTCCGATGTTATATTTGCTTTCTAGAATCCAATCATTCTTGTCCTTGTAAGACAAAACTTTAATTTGATTCAGAGGTGCAATATCAGAAATAGAACTTGCATCTTGAAGTTGAATAAGTCCCCAGTCAGCAATTAGTTGTGTAATTCTATTTCTACGCTGAATATCATTGACAGTAAGATTTACTTTCTTACCATCTAGAGCAAACAGTTCTTTAAAGTGTACAATATAGTATCTGCCCTGTTTATGTAGAATATGACAGGACTGGTATAATTTCTTTTCTTTGCGAGAAGCGACTCCAATACGTGTCAGAGTTTCTCTTACTTTAAGAAAGTCATCTGGTTCGCCCAGAATGACTTCAACCATCATGTCCTGACTCCAATTAATCTCAGGTTCATTCACGACGCTCATGTTTTGCCTCCACGGTCAAGTCTTGATCTAATAAATGCAATTTGCTCAGAATTCAAAATGCTCAAAACCTCTCGTGCTTTTTCATTACTATAACCATAGTAAGACTTTACAACTTCAAGATCTTCAAGTTTTTCTTTTTTGAGCCAGGGATTAAAACGTTTCCGTTTTCTCAAAGTATTTAGCAAAAAATAATACTGTAAATCAGAATCAAGATTGGGATTCAGATTCATCTCATTAGCAAACATAATTGCATCAAGATCGCCAGACAAACAGCGGTTGACAATGTATGCAGGGTATTCTTTAGCAGAGGCACCCTCTTCAAACAGATCATTTTTTTGATGGTTGATGCTGTTCAACCAGTCTTTTAGTTGGTACGTCATTCCAGTGCCTAATCACTCCACTAATAATAAAAAGGTTGGTAGCCAAGTAAGAAACAAAAATAAGGGTGCGTATGCCAGCAACAGTATCTGCTTCTCTGTCATTTCGTCCATCTTTCTGCCCCAGTGCTTTTGCCCAGATTCTCCACATTATCTAATGATCTCCAAATCAACACCAGGTGACCAGATTTCAAGTTCAGACCTCAGTCTTCCTTCAGTCTTCAACTTATCATACCTCTTAGTTGCTTTCTTGACCCACCACTCAATCGCTTGATCAGCAGTGTGACGAAAATCTCCAAGATAGTATCGTTTCTTTTCTGTAAGTGATTTAGCATGATCAATACAATCATTGAACTGCTTAAGTTTGTCACTATCAGTCAAAGAATTTCTAATGATGGAGATCATCTTAGTTTGAATCTTTAACTTCTTTGATGACTTGTCTGCAGCAATCAAGCGTTCACCTTGATTGGCATTATCATTAAACCACCAGAAAAGGTCTCTAAAGTACTCGTCGTGGAACAAAGGTAGAAAGTTACTCTCAGTGTCTCCAATGTGCCTTAGAAACGGTTTTAGACCGTCGTACATGGACACTCCTTTAGTAGTTCCATATAGTGATGTAGTTTCAAAGTACTTGAGATCTGTTCCATACTTCTCATCAAACTGATACTTCAGTTCTTGAGAGCAGGCAAGAAGAGCAAGAAGTTTGCCACCCAGATAGTTATAACCAAAAGGTTGAACTGGAACAATGTTGAAACCCATCACAAATTCTTTGTTGATTTGCGATAGAGGTAAGATTTCCCCAAAGTAATCATTCCTAGGTTTAGAATTGATTGTTGGAGATCCAAACCTGACTACACCTAAGATAGTCTTTGTGGTTTCTTCTTCTACGATCCACTTAAGCGTGCGACCAGGAATCGCCTCTTCAACTGCATTTGATGCTGTGAGATTAAGAGTATCAGAATATAAATTCTGATTGTACCTGGATGTAGTCTTAGGATTAGTATCAACTGTATGAATACGAATCTTAAAGTCTTCAGGTCTCATGGAGAAGTTACTAAACATCTCCGTCTCTGCACCAAACAAAACACCAGGACGTTTTGAGACACGACTCTTCTTCACATGACGAAGATAATCATCAATCCGATTGAATCCAGAGTAATAGTCAATAAATTTATCTGCTGCCAAGACAGCATTATCAGGTGTCAGTTTGGTTTCTTTCATTGTATAGTTTCAGGACTTCTTCACGAACGATGTTTTGAATGACTTCAATGGGTTGGAAGTCATGAGTCGGATGAGAAACTAACTTGTCAGTAATAAAAGTCAGATGATCCATAGAGAACTGTGCAAAGATACCAGATTTGTTTTCAGTAAAAATCTCAGTTCTATGCTTCTCCATGGTCTCCTTGGAGATATATGCACACCTGAAACGATCCACATTCTTGTCGATCAAAATCAAATGATCGCAATGAATGTCAAAATCATCACAGGTTTTTTCTGCAGAATGGAATGAAGTGTATCCCATTTTTTTGGTCTTTTTCCCACGGTTTGTTTTGGGGAATAGATCGAACTGAGACTTAATTTCCAGTCCTTCGTTATTGGAATTGATTCTTAGATCAACGCCAACTTCTTCGTTGCCAACATAACGAAACTGCCCACCAGATGCTTCGGAAATGCCAACCTCAAACAGGAGAGAGGCAAATGCTCTTTCCATGGGTTTGCCACTATCCTTATACCAGTGAACAGTGTTTGCGACCAGTTGCCAATCAACTTTGTCATTATCAAAGGGGAGATTCATAATCAAAAAATGTAAATGCTGCGCTGTATCTCAAAAAGTTGCACAGTCTGTTTGGAGGATCACCTTTATGTTCAAGATCTGCTTTGAATAGTATACCACTATTCGGAAATGGTGTAAACCCGATGTAATCTCCTTCATCAATTTGAATGCGAAGATCACCACCCCATTCAGCATTCCATGTAGGATTAAAGAAGACCATAAAGGTCCAATCTTTGTCGGTGCCATCTTTATGAAAAGAAGACTCCATGCCATATGCCTGGATGTTGGTGTTTATCCTTCCTAATCTCAATTTTGTTTTGAGCGTATGCTCTGCTATCAGTTTTAGCGATGCTCCAATGTCAATCAAAGAATTAGACCAACCTAGAGTATCGCCTCTGACTTTTTCAATACCAAACCAGTATGGATGGCGGTCATACTCTGTGATACGTTGTCGTTCCTGTTTTACCATCCAACTATTGTTGGAAAGAGAAAACTCATCATATCCCTGCAAAAATAACTTTGGCGGAAGTACTGATGGAAACTGATAAACGTAGTTAGATACTTGTTGATATCTCATTTGAATTGACAGTCAACCATAATCTCAGTTAGTGCGGCAAGAAGATTGATCTCTTGATCAGCGACAAACGCAGATTGATATTGATACTTTGCAATGATCAATACCGCCGCAGGAATTGTGGAGGGAACTAAACTCTGGTGCAGGTTGTCATAGATTTTTCTAAGTAGTTGGTTAGGATCATTGTCTAGGTTAGAAACAATCCACTTACGAACTTCAGTAAAATTCTTTTTCTTCAGGTTCTTAACCAACTCATTGACCTGAACTTCACCAAAAGTTGACAGAATACCAGTATCAATACTACCACTTACAGAGTAGCGTTGGCATTCATTAAGAACACGACGCCAATCTGGGAAGTGATTCTTGATTAGTTCTACCAGTACTTTTGGATCAGATTCAATACCTTCTGCAACCAGGATCTCTTTGAGTCTCCTAAAGAATTTGGCGGCAAGGTCTTGTTTTTCTTCTCCCGTGAAGGCAAAATCGACGACACTACACCTGGAGTGGAGTGGTTGAATGATTTTGTTTTTGTAATTACACGTGAAGATAAATCGGCAGTTTTTATAAAATGCCTCAATATTTGCCCGTAGGAGGAGTTGTACGTCGTGGGTCGTGTTGTCAGCCTCATCAATAATGATGACTTTGTGCTTTGAACCCAGTCCTTGAAGTGAGACGGTCGAAGCAAAGTTCTTTGCTTGGTTCCTAACCGTATCAAGAAATCGTCCTTCATCTGATCCATTGATCACATAAACGTCAACCCCCAGTTCGCTACAAAGTGCTTTTGCAACGGTAGTTTTGCCAATGCCAGGGGGTCCAGACAAAAGCATATTAGGAATCTCTCCCTTAACCAAAAACTCTTGAAAAGTTTTCTTGATTCGTTCTGGGAGAATACATTCTTCAATAGTTTTGGGGCGATATTTTTCGACCCAAATAAAATCATCACGAGAAGACATAAGTCAGTTCAGTTTTTTGAGAGTAAATGATCCATCATTATTGTCAATCCACTCTACATCATCTCCTGGTTCTAGACCAGATTCTTGTAGTAGATCTTCAGGAAATGTGAGGAACAACTCCCCATTTTCATCTTCTTCAACAGGAATAGTCCAAGTCATTCTAAGGGTCTCATAAACTCATTTGAAACAATGTCATTGGCATCAAACATCTCATACATGTAAGTAACACCAGCACGAGGCACTGTATGCTCACCACAGGTAAAGACATCACACACTGCCATACCATTCTCTGGCCAGGTATGAATGCTGATATGACTCTCAGCAAGGAGAGCGATAGCAGTCACACCTTGAGGATCAAACTTGTGTGATGAGACATCCAACAATGTACTTTTGCAGAGATGTGCCGCATGAACAAGTACATTGCGGATGTGTGACTCATCATCTAGAAGTTTTTCAGAGCAACCTTTTAGGGTAAAAAGAATGTGTCTCATCCGAATGTGGAATCAGGTTCCAAAGCGATATAGTAGTTAATAGAATCGTTGAAAAACTGAGAAAGAAGTTTCTCGGAAATCACGACGTTGTAAGAACCAGGAAGAATCTTAATATTCTCCATTTTGAAATTGAACTCAAACGTAGCATCAGTCTCGCCAACAACGATTGAATACTCGTTAGATGTGTCGTTTGCTTTGTCGCGAACAACTAGACTGATGTTTTCCCCGTCACCAATAGCAGAAAGATCGGGAAGACCATAGACAGCAGACGCTTTCAACAGAGAATTCAACTGCTGACTTTCCAATTGGAAGCAAACATCCTTGCTGGGAAGAGAAAGTTCTTTGTCTGGGGGTGCAACAATCACAGAAGGATCAGCAAAGAAATATTTTGCTTTGAGTTTACCCTCACTGATAGTGACAAAAGAATCGTTGTCAAATCCAAGATCAGGATTTCTGTGGAGTTTTACACCATTCAGAAACTGCTTGAGATCATAGATGGCAAAATCCTTAGGGAACTCTTCAGGGACGTTTGCTTCTGCCAAGATATTACGCATGACAGAAATAGTCTTGATCTTAGAACCTTCTTTGATCAGGATCGACTGATTGATAGTCGAAAAGTTCTCAAGAATATTGAGAGTAGAATCAGAAAGTTTCATAAGTTCCATTAGTTTTCTTGTGAAGTCCAGAGAAATGATACAAGAGGATAGCGTAGTGAATGACCTTCAGCAGGTCACTTTTTTCCTGACCCTTCTTGTTAAAGCGAGAAGCATACTTGATGATGTTCGCTTGACAGAAAGCAGGAGCAGTCCCAATGGATTCTAGCAGATCCAAGGTCTGTGTTCTATTTTCCTTACTGGTGTAATGCCCCTGATATGTCTGAGAAATATAATCTCTTACTTCTTGTAAAGTTTCACCTTCTTCATATTTCCAAAGGTGATTTTGCTGTTCACTCATGATTCATAGTAAAGGAATCATATCCATGATACTACAAAAATCTTGGGATGTCAATAGCGGTACTCAGAGATCCTGTCCAAGACCCTGTTCAGGTATTTTTGGACCATATCCTTCTCTCCAGGATATGCACGGTCACTATCTACCTGGTGTTTTAATTTAAGTACATAACAAATCATCTCGTCTTTATCAATTTTTCCTCTAGGCATAACACAAAAAAACCCTGTCCTTTATATAGAACAGGGTTTACTTTTTAAATTGGGTTGTGTGCGGGAATCATCATACCGCCACCAAGGTCGTCATCGTCGTCAGCATCATTACTACCAAGGACACTGATTAATATCCACATCCCTAGCATCATAATTGCTAACAACAACATCACCAAATACCTGGAATGATTTGACCTGTGACCGCATAAGATCCCATAGCAGCGATCACACCGATCATTGCTGCCCAACCATTAATACGTTCTGCTTTTTCATTCATGAGATTTCTCCTGTTTTGTTTTGTTGTATATGATGACTTCTTCACCATCATGGGTAAAAACTAGTTCATCATCGTGGTTCCAGCACAGTTCTTCATACAAAGCATTCAACTTCTCCATGTCTTCGTATAGTTGATTATGATTCGGCATGATGTGCTTTTAAATCTGGGTTGTACTTAGATGGTTCAAAAGGAGAACGCGAGCGGTTCTTGATAACGATGAAGGCATCTTTTTGATACGTGACAGTTCCAAAAGGTTTTGCCCACTTAGGGTTCGCATCTGGATGGGTGGCAGTACCCGTTACAGCAACGCCGCCAATTTCTACTACAATATCATCTTCTTCACTCCAACCAAGTTGGTCTATAGCAATGTGAAGACCAGCGTAGACATCTGTTTCCATCAATACAGTTCCTCTTCCTTGCTGGTCTCAACCACACAATCACTTGTGGGATAAGAAACACAAGTTAGAATGAAACCAGCATCAATCTGGTCATCATCAAGGAACGACTGATCCCCCTGGTCTACGGAACCAGAGATGAGTTTTCCCGCGCACGACGAACAAGCGCCTGCGCGACACGAGTAACTGAGGTCAACACCTTGTTCTTCAGCAGCATCAAGGATGTACTGATCGTCTTCACACTGAATGGTTTGCTCAGTTCCATCGGGGGATCGTAGGACAATGTTAAATGCCATTATTTAGTTTCCTAAAGAATTCCAAAGAATAGTTTACCAGTAATCGCGTAAGATGTCAAGGCAGCGACAAAACCCATCATTGCCCAGCGCCCATTCATCTTTTCAGCACGCTCAGCATGGGACTCAAGACCATACTTGAGACGATCTTCATCCGTCATGTACATAGCGGGTTCAGTAGCGAACATATTCTGTTGTCCGCGATCATTTGTAGTTACAGTCATAATGTTTGTAAAGAACTGTTACAGTATTATATAGCAAATATAAAGATTTTTGTCAAGAGTTCGTGAGAATACACTGACAAAAAAAGACCCCGAAGGGTCTCAGTTGGTTTTTACGATACTAGAAAAATTCTTAGACTTCTCAAACTTGATAACGTTTTCAAATTTATCATGCAGTTCGGATTTGTGTGATATGACGAAAATGTTAGCGTCCTTTACTACGAACCGAATGATCTTGAGAAACTCTTCCGTCCCAAAACCGTCGAGCGAACTGTCAAAGACTTCATCCATAACCAACAGATTAGTGCTGATTGAGTTTTTGACTCTGGCGACTTCCCGCCATGTAAAAAGGAGGGAGAGGTCTATCCTCATCTTTTCACCCTCAGAGAACGAATCGTAACTAAACTTTTCGTGAACTGGAGAGTGAATAGACTCGTTAAACTCTTCATCTAGACTGAAGTTGATGTAAAAATCCATCAACTGTAGGTAGTGATTAATCTGCTGATTGATGAATGGGAGGTATTTGTGAATGATTTTGGTTTTTACGCCGTCATCCTTAAGGAGTGAGTAGGCGAAATCGTAATAGACGATTTGTTCTTTACGCCTTGAGAGTTCATCTGCCGTGATTTTGAGATTTCTAGTAAACTCTGTTAACTTGTCATACTCAAGATTTCCATTTTCAAGTCGTTCGGTAATAGTTTGAATTTCTGATTCAAGATCTCCGATTTGTCGTTGAATGTGGTTAGTTCTAGTATTGTTTTGAGAAATCTCATGGTTGAGTTTTACAATCTCCTGAGAAAGAGTATTAAATTGACGCTCTCTTTCCTTCTCTGACTTGATGGCGCTCTCCAGGTCTTCATACCCCTTCTTGAGTTCCCCTATCTTATTTTGAACGTCGCTAATCTTATTTAACCTAAAATCATCTTCTAAACTTTGAGTGCATGTTGGGCAAACCGTATTATCTTTAAAAAACTTATGTTCATCCTGAAGCGTAGTCGCTTTTTGCCTAATCTGTCCTTTGAAAGTATTCAACTTCTGAATTTTTTCAGATGCGTTTAAAAAATCTTTCTGATCCTCTACAAGAGTGTCAACTCTTTTTTGAATGTCGGTGTTGTCACTAACATATCCTTCTGCTTCATTTTGAAGTTCGATGATCTTGTTTTTATTAGTTGTGATGTTATCCGAACTAAGTCTCTCCATCTCTGCGATGAAGTTTCTCTGCATCTCCTCTTTTTCTTCAATCGTTTGCTTCTTTAGATTTAATTGTTTAACCTGATCCTTTTGATCTTTTAGTTTATCTTTGACAATAGCGTTCATGTTGGAGAACACCCCGATATCCAAAAGATCCTCAATGACCTCTCTACGGTTCTGTGAGGTGAGTTGCATGAATGGGACAAACGATGCACTACCCAAGATTACAATCTGCGTAAAAGACTTGTAATTCATCTTCAGAACATTCTGTTCCAACCAAGTCTGCTGATCACGCGAACTAGATTCCTGATCTAAAAGATTACCATCTCGATAGATCTCAAAAATTGCAGGTTTAATTCCTCTACGAACTTTCCATTCAGTGTTGGAAATCGTAAATTCAATTTCAGTCAAGCAGTCCTTATCATTCGTACTGTTGACCAATTGGGGTTTGTTGATCTTACGAAATGCTTTACCAAAAAGCGAAAAGGTAAGAGCATCCAAAATACTAGACTTACCAGCACCATTAGCACCAATAATCAAAGTGTTAGAATGCTTATCTAAGGGAATAATCGTAAATTGGTTCCCAGAGGAAAGAAAGTTTTTGTACTTAATGCAGGTAAATTTAATCATCTAGATCGTCAGGTGGAATCACAATGTCATTAGGTGTAATAATAGCGTACTCATATCCTGCCTTCTCACAACTCATTATAGCATTTTTTCCCTCAACTTCCAAGACATGCATCTTCTCACCATTCATGTCCTCCAATTGAAGAGCATATCTAACAGCATCATCCATCTCCTCAAACATAAACAGAACCTTCTCCCCTAGGGAGTTCTTAACTGCGTATGCACCTTCATCTTCTTTTCCTAGGAGAGTTAGTATATACATTATCTCAATGAGAGTTCGTTGTAGTATTCGTAATTACATCTATCAGAATCATATCCATACCAACCTGTGATGATGTATTTAGTTTGTGTTGGAGAAGGAATGCCTCTATGAACGTGAGTCCAATCAGCAGGCCACAAAATCGTTAGACCTTTTTCAGGTTTTACTTTCAATTCCTGATGTAAAAATTCAGTCTCTCCCCCATCAGTGACATCATTTAGATATGTCATGAAGACTAGATGGCGAAATGGGTTTGATCCATCAGCACAGTTTCTTTCTGTGTGCCACTTATGAAATCCTTGATTTGGAAAATATCTTTGGATATTAAACGATTCGTTTATTCTCCATGTGCTGTGATCATTACTTGCCCAGGGAAACTGATTAACATATCCCAGCATGACCAATTCCAGGGCATTTTTGTAGTCAATTATACGAGGATCATTATTCTCTGGATGAATCTGTATGTCCGTAGAATCTTTCCATTCTGGAACATGACCGCAACCCATTAAACCAGGAAACTGGTGCTCTACATTACTCTCAAAAAAATCAATAACTCCATCACAGACATCATGGTCTATAAAAGACCCCGAAATAAAATTAGGTGACATTACATGCCTCCTGATATGTCTCTCTCAAGATACTTTTTAGAGTTGATTTACTTAGAGAAAATTCCAGTTCATCAACATACTTGTCCAAGATAGACAGTGTATCTTCAAACTCATCAACATTCAACTCAGCGTCAGCAATATTAACTGTCTGGTCAACTATGTTTAGATCTACAAGATCAACTTTATCAAATCCGTCAACAAATTTTTCATACTCTTTATGACTATCTCTCTGTTCAACAATTAACTTGACAATTTTCCCAGCATACTCTTGATACTTAAATGTTTGTCTTGGAGTGTTGTTGTATCTTACAATCTTGTACAACTCATTTGGGTTATTGAGATACTTATGTTCTAGTGTTTCTGTGTCAAAAATAACAAATCCACGTTTGTCATTGACATCACTCCAAAACATTTGATATGGATTTCCTAGATAGAAAATTCTACCATCATCAGATCTCGTGTGATAGTGACCGCTGAAGACTTTATCAAACTTCTCATAGATCTTAGCATCATGACCATCTTCCATGATATGCCCTCTGTGCGCCCTGAAACCGTTTAATTCAAGGTGACCCATAGCAATCCTACAATCACTCTGTTTGATGGTCTTGTAGGTGCTCTGAGAGTTGTCTGAGTTAATCCAGGGAATGAATAGTGTATTCAGATTTCCAAGTTTAACTTCTTCTGCCTCAGCATAGATTTTGACATTATCATATTCTCTCAACAACAAATCAACAGCGTTGACCTCATTCGTATTTTTGTAGTATGCAGTGTGATTACCAACAATAGTATGAATTGTAATGTTACGTTGTGCTAGGGGATCATAGTAATTATCCTTTGCCCAAGCAAGAGCACCAAAATCAATACCCTTACGACTATCAAAGGTATCACCCATGTCAACAATCGTGGTGATTCCCAGTTTATCGATTACAGGAAAAAAGACTTCTTCATAAAATTTTAAGAAGAAGTCATGATAAATTTTAGAACCTTTTTTAAACCCAAAATGTTGA